GCTCGGCCCTAAGCACGCAAACCCTATTTCTCCAGTTTAGAGCCCGATGTTAGTTGCAATTGCGACCGAGCGGCGTGGTCTTACTCTAACGCCATATACCAATCCCGCAGATATTCGCGAGAGAGGAGATCCGAAGGACCATATTTCTCCAATGCCAGATCTTCCAGAAAAGCCGACACGTTATCATCCAAAGCATATAAATGTCTATATGAATCTAATGTTTCAGGACCTACTCTTTCATCTAAATATTTTAACAAAAACATATGTTTACTAACGTAAGCCGGTACGCACCCATTTTCAGTTAACGAATGCCCTCCAAAAAATATTGGAAAACCTATTTCGTATTCTTTGATGATACAACCCAAGCCACGCATGCGATCAATGTAAGATTGCACATCACGCATCTTCTCTTGGGCAGTATCATCACCTAAACTAAAAATAAGGTCGTACTCGGAACCTCCTATTGCTACGTGATTCGCTACCTGCCATATGGAATTAAATCCGATTGTACCCAGCATTCCAGATTTCATAATTCCATCTACCAGTTGTATAAATTCGCACCCACACGACGGTTTAAAAATAGGATTACCCTCTCCAAAACAGGCTAAAAACCTATTATTGAATACTCTATCCCATTCGGCATCCCTCTTGAAAATCATCCGAGGTAGAAGTGATCGAAGCACTTGAACGTGCCATGGACCAACAGTCCAATCCCAGGACGATTTATCAATCGATATTGGTGTCTTTCCGCGAAAGGCTCTCGCCAACCACTTATATCCACCGCCGTTAGGAGCCCAACCAGCTTTTGACGGTATTTCTTTATGTCTCCTTATCATTTCATCAAGCCAATTGCCATATAAAATACGGTCAATTAAACTATCAGTTAAACCGACTCCAGATATTAATCGCCAAGATTGCTTCTCAGCTTTCGATCTTTTATGCGGTTCGGGTTTAATAAACAAGAAGATCGGATCACAAGCCGGAAAGTCAAGCAATGAATTCCACCGCTGACGAACAGCAGTTTCAACCATTGCCAAACGCTCAGGCATTATGTCTATCCCGTCAAAACCAAACAGATCGCGATTCGTCGGGTATTGTCTTCTCCATGGCCAACCAGGCGATGAATTCCAATCAATACCATCCATAACAAATTTCTTAAAATCAGTGGGCCAACCATTGTAAACTACTTTTGTACATGAATAAATACGTTCTAAAACATTAACTACACGCGGTATATTTTTATAATTTTCTTTGTCAAAACCAAGTTGCGCTTCACGATATCTACAAGCATGATAACAAAGCGATTCATCTATAGCTTTTCCATCGGTTTGTGGCCAACAGAAATCATCCATATCCGGTCCCAGCTCCTTCATTCTT